TGCTTCTAAATCGCTCCACTCATGAGCAGCAACTTGAAACATGAATGACATACCAGTAACATCTCCACGCTTTACAGCTGAGTATAGGTTTTTAGCTTCTGTGTTGTTTTCAATATCCAGGATAGCTTTTACTTTTAAACCTTTTTCATCAACTTCAAGCTGAAGGGTTGAGTTTGTGTTGTTTTTTCTAGATCTTGCTAATGCAAGTTTAGTATCATCGTGATTAACTAGAAGTACAACATCTTCTAGTGCTTCATCTTGAATGGCATCTCTTGCGATGGATTCTATCCACCAGTCATTCCCAATTATAGTTTCGGATTCGAATACTACAGCATAACCTTCGATTGTCGCTGTCCCATCCTCACTGTTTTCTTCTAAATTAATATCAACTAGATTGAATGCTCTACGAGCTCTGATTTCATTGTCCAGTATCATCGTTATCCTCCTCATTTAAACTAACTTTATTCTTTAACTGATATGCATCAATTATTTCTTTACTAACAAAGTTTAATGAAACTCTGTCTACTCCACCATCTGGCTCATAACCAGCTAGTTCTCTTTGTTCAGCACGTGACAAGTAATTTTGTGGTCCTAGATTTTTAATCATTTCTAATCTAGTTTTAATCGTGTAGTGTTGAACCAGTTTGTCATAAACCTTAATTTCATTATCGTGTTGTCTACCAATATGTTTGAACAATACATGAGTTGCTGCTTGTTCAATTGCTATCTTGAATGATTCGATATTTTTTGAATAGAGAGTTTGCCATTCATTCTCTGTCGCATCACCTGTAAGAATCTTCATTGATACACCAAAATTCATTAAAGCTGTTTTTTCGAGATGCTCTAGAACTTTCTCATCAACAATTTGCGAGGATATATTCATAGGCTCGAAATGTCCATCTGCACCTAGAGTTGCAAATGCACCGTTACCTGTACTCAAGTTTTTTATAAACTCTTCTTTAAACTGATCCAGTGCATCTTTACCCATTTGTGATTTAGCACTGAGTACACCTTTAAGTTGCATCGATGTTTCAAGTGCTTTTGGCATAAGCGTTGTTACTTGGTCATAGATCTTCAGTTTCTTTAACAAATCAGATCTATTTTCTCTTCCAAAATAATAATCATCACCATAGTGTTTTCTAAAGTGAATCACATCTTCATAAGGTACACTATAGATTCCACCATTTACTATTTTGAAAACAATCATATAACTATTCGTTTTTTCATCAAAAATCATGTCTTCTGATTCTGAATTTATTGGAAATATTGATTCTAATTTTGTGATTATACCGCCATCACCATAGTCATATTGTCTATAGTGAGGAAACCAATAAGCATTCTCTCTAACTTCTAGTTGATAAGCTGTCCAATACAGCATATCTTTTAATGTCATGACTGGATTTGGTTTTCCTTTAAATAATCTGTTGATGTCATCTTTGTTTTCTGTAACAATTCCATTTTTAACTTTTACAGATTTAATAACCATCTTTGAACATTCTTCAGCAATCGCATGTATACAAGCTCTTACTACTGATGCTTCATACACATTAATATTTGGTGATGAGCCTACAAAACCTTTGTAAACTGTACCATGTGGTTCTGTTTTACTTTTAAATACTGATCTTAAATAATCTAAAAATCCCATTTTTAATCACCACCCATATTCATTAATGTTTCAAAATCTGATTGATACATTGATTTCACTGCATATGCAATCATCATACTCACCGCTCCATCTATTCTTGTTGTTGATGACTGCACTTTAACAGGCATAATCAACCCTGAATTATTTGTCTTAACTGCTACATTCATAAGATTCCATTTTGTAAGCTCATTATTCTGATAGTTTACATAGTGGTCTTTGAAGTCAGCCCCTAAGGATCTCATTGGATTACTTAACACTGAATAATCCATTCTTATCTTTTCAGTACAACCTTGACCAAACTTATGCTCTAAATCTTTAATTAGACCTTTTGCATTCCATTGGTCATATCCAAACTTGAATGGTTTGAGTTTATACTTTTCATATAATTCCCAATACCATGCTGTAATTGCTTCATATGTAACTTCATTACCAGGAAGGATTCTTATCAATCCTTTTTGAGCTAAGCTGTGATAGTCTTTTCTTTCAAGGTTTGTCCTATTTTCGCTATTGGCTTTTGACTCTGGTATGAAATACATTGTTGAGAAAAACTTCTTTCTACCTTTTTGGATAAGAATTGATGCAGCTGTTAAGTCTGTTGTTTCAGATAAATCGATACCACCAATGTAGAAACTTTCTCTAAACTCTTCTAAATCAAATGTTTCATTATTCTCTATCTCATTGTGTAATAACCATGAGATAGCTTTGTTTTGCTTCATGTTGAAGTCTTTACAAAGGATGAATGCTCGATCTTCATTAGATGATCTTGCTTTCTCAACGTTATCCTCTAGATATTCCCATTGCTTAATAACTCCCATCGAAGGATTTGATTTCCACCATGAGTTTCTATCAGTCCATATTTCATTTTCGTTATCTTGGGTATATAACCAGGGAAGCAATGACTCATCATCAATTTCTCTTTTTAAAACCTTTCTTGCATAAACCAATCTTTTATCAAGGTATCCATCATCAACAATTCCTTCAGTTGTAATTTCAATGATGATTGGATCTTCAACAACAGAAGCTGATTGCCATATACTCATGAAGATTGTATTTTCACGCATCTCATGAACCTCATCGATGACTGCTTTTGTGATATTACGACCTTCTTTGTTTTTTTGTCTTTCTGAAATCTTAAAGACTCGAGATCTGTTTTTAATGTTTTTGAGTCCTTTTTTATTTCTATGTGTATGCTTACCATCTGGATCGATAGCTTCTCTCATGCTATCAATCTCTTGGAATACTAGATCTGCTTGTGCATCATCATTTGATGAACAACATATATCTTGACCACCACTTCCAATAAACAAATCAGTATTACAGTCAGATGCAGCAAGTGTAGTCTTTCCATTTTTTCTAGCGATTAGAAGTAAAATCTGTTTATACTTTCTTATGCCACTAGATTTTTTAAAGCTATAGATAACTTCAAGTAATGCTTTCTCCCATTTCATGAGTTTTAATGGTTTACCATAAAATCTATTTTTAGATTGTTTACAGAGTGTTTCAGTAAACTCGATTCTGATATGGGCATCAGTTGGATCATACTCATAATGTTTTAAATCTTTATAACAATTTTGTAGTACTTGCTTCATCTCTTGGCCAACAAACCAACCTTTTTCAAATACCATCTTGTAATAGTCAAGGAAATAGCTAAAGACTCCATTGATGGTTGTGTTTTCTAAATCAACCTTATTCATTATTTATCTTTTTATCTTTCATAAATTTAGCTATTGGATCAGAATTTTGTTCATTCTTAATATCATTACCCATGATTTTATTCAGCACTACAATTTGATTCGCATATACCTGTTTAAGTTTTGTGATTACCTTTGCAGCTTCAGATATCTTCTGTCTACTACTATCTGTCTTGTGAACAATTACTAAAGGTAAATTGCTTAAGCTATCAATTTGTTTTTTGGTATCAATTAAATCTAATATAAAATCTTTGTTTAATTCAAAGACATCATTCATTTTTTTAGATTCAAATAAATCTTTATAGTCTTGTAAATTCATATGATCTCCTTTGCTTCACTTTTTGAACCATGACTTCTTTTTTTCATTGGAGTCATTTTTCAAAAATATTTTTTTTCAAAATTTCAGTCGCGAGGAAAGTTACCTTGCTGGGGGGCTAACAGCACTACCCATTTTCTTCATCAACAGGGGGGGTATACTGTGAGAACCACCTAGATATGTATTCCTGCCATTCCGCTTTATATTCCTTACGATAGTCATTAACTTGTTCTAAACGGTTTAAACATTCTTCTTGTGTTGTCTCCATAAGGATTGCTGCATCTACTTGTAAGTCATTGATGATTCTATCTCTATCAAATGTATTTGGATAACCACCAATGATCCATGCT